ATATGCCAGGTAACTCACAGTATGTAACAAACTGGGGTAACTACGACGCTAATACCATACAAGTTTTATATTTTGAATACAAAACATATTCAGATCAAGTATTTAAAATAAAGAAAACAGATCAAGGGTTAGAAAAGACGTTAGAAAAACCTGACACATTTAATCCTCCAGCTAATGATAACTTTGAAAGAATATCTAGAACAATAGAGGTATTATATTCAGGGGCAAAAGTATTAGGTACAAATATCATGTTAGACTGGAAGCTAGCAGAAAACATGACAAGGCCTACAGCTGATACTACAAAAGTAATGATGAATTACTGTATATCTGCACCTAGAATGTACAAAGGACGTATAGAGTCTATAGTTAGTAAGATTACTAGCTTTGCTGATATGATTCAAATAACTCATCTTAAATTACAGCAAGTTATGTCTAGAATAGTACCAGATGGTGTATTCTTAGATATGGATGGATTAGCGGAAGTTGATTTAGGTAATGGTACAACATACAATCCAGCTGAAGCGTTGAACATGTACTTTCAAACAGGTTCTGTTGTAGGTAGATCACTTACACAAGACGGTGAATTGAATAGAGGTAAAGTACCTGTGCAGGAATTATCATCTTCAAGCGGTCAAGCAAAAATACAAAGTTTAATAGGTACATACCAGTATTACTTACAAATGATAAGAGATGTAACCGGATTAAACGAAGCAAGAGACGGAAGTGCTCCTCATAAAGATTCATTAGTAGGTTTACAAAAAATGGCAGCTAATGCTTCTAACATCGCAACAAAACACGTATTAGATTCTTTACTTTACTTAACAGTTAGAACGTGTGAAAATATAAGTTTAAAAGTAGCTGATGTTATTGAAAATCCTTTAACGGAAAACGCTTTAACAAACGCTATAAGTACATTTAATACAAAAACTCTTGAAGAGTTGATGAATTTACAACTACATGACTTTGGTATTTATTTAGAACTTGAACCAGAGGACGAAGAAAAAGCTTTACTAGAACAAAACATACAGGTGGCTTTACAAACACAAGCAATTGCTTTATCTGATGCAATTGATATCAGACAAATAAAAAACATAAAGTTAGCTAATCAATTCTTGAAGCTTAGACAAAAACAAAAAATAAAAAGAGAACAAGAACAACAACAAGCTAACATTCAAGCACAAGCGCAAGCAAATGCTGAAGCATCTGAAAAAGCTGCAATGGCCGAGGTGCAAAAACAACAAGCACTTACTCAAGAAAAAGTAAGTATAGAACAGGCTAAGTCACAGTTTGAAATACAAAGAATGCAAACTGAAGCTCAAATAAAAAGAGAGTTAATGGCTGAAGAATTTAACTTTAATATGCAACTAGCTCAAGTAAGAGCAAATGCAGAAGGAAGTAAAGAAAAAGAAATTGAAGATAGAAAAGATAAAAGAATAAAAATGCAGGGATCTCAGCAGTCTGAGTTGATACAACAAAGGCAAACAGAGGGATTACCTAAAAACTTTGAATCATCAGGAAACGATGTGTTAGGTGGATTCGGAATAGAAGAGTTCGGTCCTAGCTAATAAACAATTATTTAATTATATTATATTATGTCAGAAGTAAAACAAGAAGGGGATTTTAAAATCAAATCCAAGAAAACAAGTCCTAAGCAATTAGGTAATCAATCTAACGAGCCTATAAAGGTTAACATAGATGAAGTAAAAGAACCAGTAGCTGAAGAAGTTGCTAAGGTAGTAATACCAGAAGTTAAAGAAGACGTAGTTGAAGAACCTGTCGTAGTCGTTAACGATACGCCGGACGATGCCACACGAGATGGTATTATAGAAATTGTAGATGAAGAGCCCACTCAAGAGCCTGAAAAAGTTATTGAACAACAACCTCAGCCAGTAGCTGAACAAAGGGTGCTACCGGAAAACATAGATAAGCTTGTTACTTTTATGGAAGAGACAGGAGGATCAGTGGAAGACTACGTTAGATTAAACGCGGACTACTCAAGTGTTGATGATAAAACATTATTAAAAGAATATTACAAACAAACAAAACCTTATCTAGAATCAGATGACGTTAGCCTACTATTAGAAGACTACGATTATGATGAAGAGTTAGATGAGGAAAGAGATATACGCAAAAAGAAAATTGCGTTTAAAGAAGAAGTTGGAAAAGCTAAAAGCTTTTTGGAAAAAACCAAGAGTAAATATTACGACGAAATCAAGTTGAGACCCGGCGTTACTCAGGAACAACAAAAAGCAACAGAGTTTTTCAACCGATATCAAGAAGATCAGAAGATAGCTGAACAACAGCATTCGGACTTTAAATCAAAAACAAATGATTACTTTACTAATGAATTCAAAGGTTTTGACTTCAATGTAGGTAAAAAGAAGTTTAGATATGGTTTACAAGATCCTAATAAAGTTGCAGAGAACCAATCAAGTATTAACAATTTCGTAGGAAAGTTTCTTGACGAAAGCGGTAATATAAAAGACACGAAAGGTTATCACAAAGCTATTTACATTGCTTCAAATGCTGACAAAATTATTAATCATTTTTATGAACAAGGAAGAACAGATGCTACTAAAGAAATAGTTAATAGTTCTAAAAATCCTAGCACAGAGCCAAGGCAAACTAGCTCTGGTGAGTTTGTAAACGGAATAAAAGTTAAGTCAATAAGCGGTCCTGATTCTTCTAAACTTAGAATTAAAACAAAAAAATTTAACTAAAAAAATTAAAAAATTATGGCAAATGTAAGCCCAGTGTTTGGAAGCTTAATTCCAACGCAAAAAAAGCAAGCCTTAGAAGGCAATTATTTAAACTTTACTGATGGAACGAGTGATTTCGCACAACAGTACTTACCAGAAATCTATGAAGCTGAAGTAGAGCGTTATGGAAATAGAACCTTAGGTGGTTTCTTAAGAATGGTAGGAGCTGAAATGCCAATGACTTCTGACCAAGTAGTATGGTCTGAACAAAATAGATTACACATTTCTTACGAGAATGTAATAGCAACTAATACAGGTGCTGTAGGATCAAAAGTTTCTACTTTAACTATTCCTGTAGGAGCTGGTATTGAAAATGTTGTATCTCCTGGTTCTACAATTGTAGTTATGAATCCAGCAAATGGAGCAGAATTAAACTGTTACGTTGTTGCTTCTGGAGCTACTCCTGGTAGTGCATTAGGTGCGGGTGTATTAACTGTAGCGCCTTACTCACAAGAAGCCTTAGATGGAACTGGAGCAGGAGCTGCTGAAGTAGATTTAGTAACTGGTGGACCAGCGCTTAAGATTTTTGTATACGGATCTGAGTATGGAAAAGGAACTGGAGATGCTAACAGAGTTTCTGTAACACCTTCTTTCACTCAATATTCTAACTCTCCTATTATCATCAAAGACAAGTACGCAATCAATGGATCTGACACTGCTCAGATTGGATGGGTTGAAGTAGCTACTGAGTCTGGTCAAGGAGGTTTCTTATGGTACTTAAAAGCTGAATCTGAAACAAGATTACGTTTTGAAGATTACCTAGAAATGTCTATGGTAGAAGGTGAATTAAAATCTGGAAGTTCAACTACAACTGCTAGAGGTACTGAAGGTCTTTTCGCTGCTGTTAAAAGCCGTGGAAATGTATTAGTAGACTTTACTGCAACAACTGGTTTAGCTCAGTTTGATTCAATTCTTAAAAACTTAGATACTCAAGGAGCAATCGAAGAAAACATGTTATTCTTGAACAGAGAAACTTCTCTAGACTTTGATGATATGTTAGCTGGTGTAGGGCAAACAGCTGGAGCTGGTGCTTATTACGGTGGTGGTAGTTCTTTTGGTGTATTTGAAAATTCTGAAGAAATGGCATTAAACTTAGGTTTTTCTGGATTCAGAAGAGGTTCTTATGACTTCTACAAAACTGACTGGAAATACTTAAACGATGCTTCTACTCGTGGAGGTGTTGCTGATGCTGGTATCGAAGGTGTATTAGTACCTGCTGGAACTTCTACAGTTTACGATCAAATATTAGGAACTAACATTAGAAGACCTTTCTTACACGTAAGATATAGAGCTTCTCAAGCTGATGATAGAAGAATGAAAAACTGGATCACTGGATCTGTAGGTGGCGCAGCTACTTCTGATTTAGATGCGATGGAGGTTCACTTCTTATCTGAAAGATGTTTAGTGACTCAAGCGGCTAACAACTTTGTGTTATTCACAGACTAGTACCGATTAAATTAATGTAGTAGTTACCCTTGTTGAACTGACAGGGGTAATTATTACTCTTATTAAAAATTTTATTATATCATATTATGGCAGCAAATGCAAACAAGACTACAGCTAAAAAGCCTGTAGCAAAAAAAGAAATAGTACAAGAGCAAGAAGTAATGACTGCTCCAAAGAAACAAGAACCAGCTAAACCAAGTTGGGAAGTAAAGGATAGAATGTATATAGTTATAGGTCAAGCACCATTAACATTAACAATTTCATCCAAACATACATCAAGACACCCTTTATTATATTTTGATAAAGAAAAAGGTCTTCAAAGAGAACTTAGATATGCAACGAATCAAAATTCTCCTTTCATAGATGAGCAAAACGGTCAAGCAACATTAGGACATATAATGTTTAAAGATGGTGCTCTTTATGTTAAAAAAGAACAACAAAATTTACAAAAATTACTATCTTTATATCATCCTTTATTAGGCAATAAATACTACGAACACAATCCAGTAGCTATAGCTGAAGATGAATTAGAAGATTTAGAAGTTCAAATAGATGCAATGATGGCAGCTAGAACAATGGATGTTGATGACGCTGAAGCAATACTTCGTGTTGAATTAGGATCTAAGGTTTCAAGCATGACAACTAAAGAATTAAAGAGAGATCTTTTATTATTTGCAAAGAAAAATCCAGATTTATTTATGGAACTAGCAAATGATGATAACGTTCAATTAAGAAACATAGCTATAAAAGCTTCTGAAATGGGTATTATCAAATTGTCACAAGATCAAAGAACATTTACCTGGGGATCAAACGGTAGAAAATTAATGACTGTACCTTTTGATGAAAATCCTTACTCTGCAATGGCAGCTTACTTCAAGACCGACGAAGGTGTAGAAGTTTATAGGTCAGTAGAGAAAAACTTAGAATAACATGTAATATTAATATTAGCTGGTCACTTATTGTGGCTGGCTGGTATTATAATAAAAAAATAAATAATGGCTATAAATGTAGATTTAGTTTATAAAACTGTCTTATTAATACTTAACCAACAGCAAAGAGGTTATATAACTCCAGACGAGTTTAATAAAGTAGGTAATCAAGTTCAGCAAGGTATATTTGAAAAATATATGAGCGACTTGAATCAACAGTTACGTATACCGGAGAATGATAACGAGTATGCTAACAGAGTTAAAAACCTAGAAGAAAAACTAGATATATTTAAAACAATAGCCGCACCTACATTTTCAACAGATCACTTCACGACTGCTTCATTACCTAACTTTTATAGGCTAGGTACTGTAATCTACAACGATACTATTGAAGCTCAAATGGTGGAAAGAAACGAATGGTACAAAATAAAGAAAGCACCATTACTTGCACCGACTAAAAAACAACCTGTATTTTTATACGAAGACACTAAGATAAGTGTATACCCAACAAGTATAACATCTGATATTCAAGTATCTTACTTGAAACAACCCGCAATGATAAATTGGGGATATTCAGTTGGTAGCTTGGGGCAATATATCTACGACGCTAGTTCTTCAGTAAACTTTGAACTACATCCATCTGAGCAAGTTGATGTTGTTACAGGTATATTATTATACTCAGGTGTTATAATACAAGATCCTACTATAATACAAGTAGCAGCTCAAAAAATACAACAAGAAGACATAAACGAAAAATCTTAATAATACATGGGCTTAATTACAGAAAATAATCAGCAATATTACGCAGGTGTACAAAAGTTCTTATCTGCAGCTGGTGCTGGACAAGCCTTCACAACTACATTTGATACTGAACTAGTATTAGGTAGTTATGATCCTCTTCAGCCAACCTATGCTTTAAACAACTTTAAGTTATACACCGCAAACGCCGGTGTTTTAACATATACAGAATATACCTCAGCTTATACTGTTTCAGGTAATACAATAACATTTACAGGTAATTTAGCAGCTAATACAAGTATTGTTGTTCAATTAAAAATATTAAGTGGTGGTGAATACGGAAACAGAGATGCCTATGGTAATACTGTTGAAGAAAATTACGGTAGTTACAGTTACATATCTTTAGAAGATGTAATAAATAACTTTCAAATAGCTTATGTTGGAACGGGTAAATTAATACCTAGTTGTAAAAGAACTGATATAATATTTCACGCTAAACGTGGAATGCAGGAATTTAGCTATGATACATTAAAAAGTATTAAGTCACAAGAATTAAATATACCCCCTGAATTAAGCGTTGTGATACCACAAGATTATGTAAATTATACTAAGGTATCTTGGATAGATCAATTAGGCGTTAAAAGACCTATATACCCTGCAAACAATTTAACTACAAACCCATTTGAAAATCCTATACAAGACTCTAAAGGTGTACCAACACAAGATAACTTTGGTAACAACGTTGAAGGAACATCGATAACAGAAGAAAGATGGCGAACAGCAGACGATACTTTAATAAATCAAGATAATGTAGAAGATTTATATAACGAAGGATATGATAGTTGGGGATGGGATGAGCAGCTTTTAGGTCAAAATTACGGATTAGATCCTCAGTATGCTCAAGTAAACGGATGGTTTACTATAAACCACAGAGAAGGTAAGATATCTTTCTCAAGTAATTTAGCTGGCGCACTTATAGTTTTAGAGTATATATCTGACGGATTAGCTTACGATATGGACACTCAAGTTCCTAAGTTAGCAGAAGAAGCTCTGTATGCTCATATAAGCCACGCTATCGTAGCTTCTAGGATAAACCAACCTGAATATATAGTTAGAAGATTAAAGCAAGAGAGAAGTGCTAAATTAAGAAATGCTAAATTAAGATTATCAAATATAAAACTTGATGAAATAGTTCAAGTGATGAGAGGTAAATCTAAATGGATAAAATCATAAATTAAATGGCTGAAATCAAAAATACATTTCTCAAGGGCAAGATGAATCAAGATCTTGATCCTCGCATAATACCTAACGGTGAATATAGAGAGGCTAGAAACTTATCAATAAGTAGATCAGAAAGTTCTACTGTAGGTGAGTTTGAAAATGTACTGGGTAATACAGCTATATCTACTATAAACGCTTCAGCTGATACAGAAATTATAGGCTATTTTGTAGACAACAACTCCAACACGGCTTATTTATTTGCTACTGATTGGGATGCTGTTGACGGAACTATAGCTCCTAATAGTGCTGAATGTTATATAGTTAGCATTGATTTAAGTGCTGTTAACGTACCTACGGTGCTTGTTGAAGGTTATTTTCTTAACTTTAACAAATCGTTTCCATTTTCTGGAATAAATCTAGTAGAAAACTTATTGTTTTTTACAGATAACTTAAATCAACCTAGAAAAATAAATGTAATAAATGCATTAACACCTGGTTATTATACAAACGAAGATCAAATATCTGTAGCTAAGTTTGCACCTTGGGAACCTATACTAGTTATGGATAGAATAACTACTACTATAACAGGGGCGAGTAGTGGATCAAGTGTAATTACACCAGCTAGCATCACAGGAATAAAGGTTGGCGATATTGTAACAGATAATAATAAAATAGATGCTCAAAATATAAGTGATCTTGTAGTTGTTATAGGTATAACTGCAACTTCTACATTACTACTATCTTCAAGTGTTACAATACCAGATGGTACTTCTATAGACTTTAGTAGGCCTACTATGACCAATGCTAAAGACGTTAATATGTCTAACAAATCCAGTGGGAGTATTCAAACTATAACCGGAACAGGTACTGATAGATTATACACTATACCTTTTACTAGTGGAGGTATTAGTGGTGATCAATTTTTATATGACGGAGAAAATGGTATACCTCGACTAGGTGATTTAGTTACTGGTACAGGTGTTCCAATTAACACAACTGTTGTTGAGGTCAATGTTATTGACTCCACATCCGGAACTTCAATTACCCAAGAAACAATAGTAAAACTAAGTAAAGAAACAACTTTATCTACCGGTGACGCTATATTGATAAGCGCAAACCCTGATTATGATTCTTCTTGGAGAGGTGATGAAAAATTCTTAGAAGATAAATTTATAAGATTTAGTTATAGATTTAAGTTTGAAGATAACGAATACTCTTTAATGGCGCCTTGGAGTCAAATAATGTTTATACCTAAGCAGTATAGTCAGTTTGGAGGAGGTTTAATATCTCCAGACGAAGACATGAATGATACCTACAAGTCAACAATAGTTTCTTGGTTTGAAAACAATATAAATAACATATTGTTAAAAATACCAATGGAAAAAGACAGTGGATCAAATATGTTTAGTTTAATAAAAATAACTGACGTAGATATTCTTTACAAAGAATCAGATGCATTAGCTGTTAAAGTTTTAGAAACTATACCTGTATCTAATAAAACTTTTACTAATATTTCATTTAATGATCCAGTACATGGTAATAACACCAAGTACTTTTTAGATTATGACTACTCTTCTACAAAACCATACAAAACATTACCTAATAACCAAGTAACTAGAGTTTCGGATAAAGTACCTGTTAGAGCTTTAGCTCAAGAAGTTATTGGGAACAGAGTGGTTTATGGAAATTATAGAGATAGACATACAGCCCCTGCCTCAATACAGTTTAGAGCTATAGTCGGTGACAAGTCTAAAAGCTTTGATAACTACACGCAATATCCTTTTCATCAATTAAAGCAAAACAGAACATATCAAGTAGGTTTTGTGTTGTCAGATAGATACGGTAGACAATCAGACGTTATACTTTCTTCATACGATGGTGATTCAGATATAGCTGGTTCAACTGTATTTAATGCTTATAATATACCTAGTGATCAAGACTCATCTAGTCCGTTAACTGATTGGTTAGGTGATTCTTTGAAAGTTCAATTAGATTCAGCTATAAACTCAACAAGAAATTTAACAACAGGTACACCTGGTTTATACAACGCTACTACTAATCCTCTTGGATGGTTTTCTTACAAAGTTGTAGTAAAGCAGCAAGAGCAGGAGTACTACAATGTATATTTACCAGGTTTTGTAAACGGTTATCCTGTTCTTGGAGGAGCTTCTGAAACAAACAAAAGCTTTTTTACAACTACACTAGGTGATAATATAAACAAAATACCTAGAGATTTATCAGAAGTAGGGCCTACGGACAAGGACTATACAAGTAGTGAACTACTATCCGTTAGAGTAAACAATAAACTTATAGACAATAATGTTGTAAGCCCAAAAAATCCCTATCCAAGCAGTTCACCTTGGAATGCTCAGTATTATCCAGGCAATTCTTCACAAGAGGTTATACAAATAGCTACTGTTAGAGATATGGAAATTCAAGCAATACCATTTTTAGCTGCTAAAACATCTGGTGATTATGGATCTATAGATACAAACAGTACTTACAATTATAATGGATCTGGAGCTGTAACTTCTGTAAACGAAGTAACTGAACCAACAGGAAGAATACCATGGGGAACTACGCCTGCAAATGCTCCTTTTTACAATGGAGATACTAACCCTTTTGTAATAAAATGTAATCAATCTGATCAAGTAAAAAACCCAATAGGTGCTTACGTTACAGCTATAGAGACCACAATACCTCCAGGTACTGCTCAGGAGGTGTATAGCATGGCTCCTTTTTTATCCGTAGCAGAAACCCAACCGGTTTATTCGCTATTAGATATATATTGGGAAACATCTTTATCAGGTGAGTTATCTGTTATTAATAGTTTAATAGATAGTCAATACGCTGGTGTTATTAGCGGTGATTTTGTAACTGCTTCTTTTCCAGAGAGCGCAAACCCCGGTGATACTATTGGAAATCCTTTCAACTTCCAAACAGGGAGTGGAACAGATATTACAACTGGATTAGCAGTTAATAGTATAAGCGTTATTGATCAAACTAGCTCTACTCCTATACCGTCAGGAACATTCACATTAGAGCAATCCTCAGGAGGTGCTACTACTTGGGAAATAAAAACAGGTGCAAACCAATACTTTTTCTATAATACAAATGTAGCGGCTACACCATCAACAGGTGTTTATACAATGACAGCTAATGTTACGTATAACGGAGAGACGGACGACATAGTACTTAATCCTTTTTCGCTATCAAACGTACAGCCAGTTATTGCTGGTAATCCAGAAATACAATTAACAGGTATAACAACCGGGACTACAACAATATATTCTTTCACTGCGGTTAATGGTAGTAACCCAACTGGAGGCAATAGTACTGATCAAATAGTTTGGTCATTAGATCCAAGTGCTTCTAATTACAGCACTGTTAATAATCAATTTGAAATTAATTCATCTACTGGTGTATTAACTGTTAAATCATCATATACATTAGTTGATAGCCAAAGTTATGATGTAGCTGTATTAGCTACCGATGTAAATGGTTCTGGCTTAAGTGGATCATGTAGAGCTACTTTTACAGCAGGAACTCAAAGAGTAAATAGAGCACTTTGTTTAGGTTGGTCTGGTAGCTTACCTTCAACTGGATGTGGTGATGCTTTGCAAGTTCAATTTACAGAAAGCGGAACAACAACACCTACGTCTACAAATACTACAGTTACAGGTGGCGGTAATACAGTAGTATATGGCGCTATACCAGTTCAAGATACTTATAATGTTAGGAATAAAGCTACTACAGAGTTCTTTACGCCAACTACCGGAAAATTAGAGCAAGGTACTTTATATATAGAGGCATTGTTTACGAACACTGGAGCTACTATTGGAAGTGATTTCTCAACAACATACACAATTCAAGTAAAACCAGACTCAGGTGGAGGATGGCAACAAGCCACAGATACAACTACAAGTACTTTTATATACAACGAGGACTTAAATGTTGGTACAAACGGTACTACAACAGGCACTAAACATACATTCACTCAAGTAGGAGAATATAGAATACTAACATTACCAATAACAGGTGAAGCCTGCGGAACAGCTGGAGAAGGTACTACACAGTTAATATTTAACTTTGGTGACGATAATTTTACTGATTGTCAAAATTCACCAGCGTAATAAGCGATAAAAACAAGTAATAGATAAAGTATGCCAATAACATTAGAAGTAGGATATTTTAACTCATTTTATATGAAGCGATTAGCTGGTCTACCTAAAGGGGATGGAACAACTAATACAACATATACTGCGCCTACACAACCAGTTGTACATGAGGATTGGTATATTGAAGAGTCTAGGATAAGAGGAGGTTATAATAACACTTCTGTAGATTTAGGTGTAAAAGCTTATATAGTAGAAGAAAATGACAGTCAACAACATAGATCAAATTCATTAATATATTCAGGAATATTAAATTCCAGAACCGGTATAAATCAGTCAAATCAATTTAGTGTTGCTGAAGAGATAACTAGAAGTGTAGACCCTATTGCTGGTAGTATACAAAAGCTTTATGCTGAAGATACCAACTTAATTATATTTCAAGAAGATAAAGTTAATAGAGCTTTAATAGATAAAGACGCTATATATTCCGCTGAAGGCGGAGCTATAACTACCACAGCTAACTTAGTTATAGGTCAAATAGTTCCTTACGCTGGTGAATATGGTATATCTACAAATCCTGAATCATTTGCTGTTTACGGTTATCAAAAATACTTTACAGATAGAAACAGGAATACTGTTCTTAGATTATCTATGGACGGTATAACTGAAATATCCAGTTATGGTATGGTTGACTTTTTTAGAGACAAGTTAGCTGGTGTAAATAGTACTGGTAAAATAATAGGCGCTTACGACATACATAATAAAAACTATGTAATATCTTTACAACAATCCGACGGTAATTACAATACTTTAAGCTTTGAAGAAGCAACAAACGGATGGGTTAGTTTTTACGATTATAAACCTAGTTTTGGATTTAGTTCTCAAGGAAACTTCTTTACTACAAATGGTAAATCAGTATGGAAACATTATTCAAACAACGTAAATAGAGGTAATTTCTATGGAACCGATAATTCATCTACTGTTAAGTTAGTTATAAATCCAGACCCAACAAGAGTCAAAACATTTAAAACTATAAGCTACGAAGGAAGCAATGGATGGGAAGTTACTTCATTAGTTTCAGATGAAACTGGAGCTGATGAATTAAATAGCATTTGGAGCAATAATATTAATCAAGCAACTGTTGATGTTACAGATCCCTCAACTCCAAATACTTACATTAAAATTTATAGTTATAATGAAGGCTTGTATGTTCAAGATAATATAAAATATAGAGCAGGTTTTGATAGAAAGCAAAACAATTATGTAGCCGCAATTAAAAACAACTCACCTACACCTATAGCTGGTCAAGTAATAATGGGGCCTAGTAGTACAGGTATAAAAGCCTACTACGCTACAGTAACCATGAAAACAGATGCTACAACGGATCCAGGTGGATTAAAAGAACTATTTGCAGTAGGTGCAACTTATGGAAGATAAAAAACAAACAACATGATAGAATTTTTAGAAATATTTTTCTTTGGACGAGGTAATGTTCAAATGGCTGAACCAATAACAGCGGGTATTGCAATTGCAGGGGCTGCACTTAATGCTATAGGCGGTATTTTTGGAGCTGGAGCTGCAAAAAAAAGAGAGCGAGCAGCAAGAAGAGAAAAAGAAAAACTTCAAAGAAAATTAAATTATTTAGAAAATAATAGACAAGACATAATTAACCCAGCCGAAGGAGTTGCAAATTTAAGTGGACTAGCGCAAGATCTAAGTAGTCAGTTAACTAATAATATGGCTAACTTAAGTGTAGCTACACAGGCTGCTGAAATTCAAATAGAGCAGGCTGATATATCACTTGCTAATACACTAGATACTATAAGAGCAACTGGAGCCGGAGCCGGTGGCGCAACCGCGTTAGCACAAGCTGCTTTAGCTAGTAAAAAAGGTGTATCAGCTAGTATTGAAAAGCAAGAGGCTCAGAACGAAAGATTAAGAGCACAAGGTGAACAACAATTACAGCAACAAAAACTAGCTGAACAGCAAAGAGTTCAAGGAATACAAATTAGTGAAGGTGGTAGAGTGCAAGGAATGGAAATGCAAGGTAGACAATTTATGTTTGGAGCTCAAGAAAATAGAGAAATGCAGCAGTTAGATAGGGTATCAGCGCAATTATCAGGATCTGAAGCTAGAGAAATGCAAGCGGGAGCTGATAGAACAGGAGCTATTACAGGCGCAATAGGAGGGTTAACGTCTATTGCAGGTGCATATTACGGAGCAAAGGGTAATTAAAAAATTAAAACATGAGTTATAGAAATCCACAACAAATCGTAGACACACAGTCAGGTCAGCATATTCAAAATATGCTTAAGCAAGTTACAGGGGCGGCTACAGGAGCTATAAAAACAATTCAGGCTAAATACAGACAGCGTGAAAAAGAAAATATAGCTGAGCAACAGCAAATAATTAAAGGAGTTGCTAAAGTAGCTAATAGCGCTAATGCTGAGGATATTCTTAATAGCGGTACAGATTGGGCTCCTGCTATAAGAGAGGGAGTTGCTAGATACCAAGAGTTATATACAAAATCAATTAAAAGTCCTTTAAAGTTTTCTACTCAAGATGCTCAAGAAATGTCATCCTTAGCTTTAATGGGCACTCAAATAAAACAACAAGCGATCGAAGATCAAGCAACTTTCGATGAGTATAGTAGCGCGTTCGAAGCCGGAGTTGGTCAGTATGATGGGTTAGATAAGTTTGCTGATCCTAGTATTTATAAAAGAATTAACATAGCAGGTAGAGTTGGCACTACACCTGGTAAATCTATAGGTACATTTAATTGGAATCCCAAAACAGGTGGTTTAAGTACTAAAGTAACTTCATACAACGAAAAAGGAGAGGTTGTTGGTACTAATGCTAATAATACTTCAGAGCTCCCTACAATAGCGAACCCTACTAAGAATATGGAAGAAGTAGAAAAAGCTATCAAGAAAAAAAATGAAGACTACTTTAAAAATCAAAAAACTGTAAGTGAATATAACAAAGAAACTGGTATAACAACTAAATCACAATACGCTAATATGGATCAGTTAATTGCTGATGTTAGAGCTCAATCTGATGCTTACATAGAAGGTTTAGGTACACAGGGAGCAATTAGATTAAGCAATAATAAAATGTTAGGCTATATGGAACAGGTTAAAGTTCCAGGAGGGGTTGACTTAGGAGCAGTAGGGAACATTATAGATCCAGAAAAAGCTACGTGGGACTTAGATAAAAATGGCAATGTAAGCGATCCTCAGCTTGAACAAATTAAAATAGCTTATGCTAAAAAGTTAATTGATGACAGAGGCTTAGGTAAAGATCCTAAAATACTTGATAAAGTAAAAGATAAAACAACTCTGCCTAAAAAACTAACAGCAGCAGATAAATTGTATAATGATCAAGTTGAATTAGCAGATACTTCTATTAAAGATATGGATGAATTAATGAAAACTCCACTAAAAGAAATAGGAAACAGGAAGTTTACTATGGATGAACAAGGAGCTTTTATACAAGTAATTAATAGACATCGCTCAAAAGCAGACGGTAAAGTGCAAACAATGGAAGACATTAAAGCTGACTTCATTAGGGAAGAAGGTAAGGATGCATGGGATGAGGAAAACTATACTGCAGAATTAGGATATGTAAAAGAATCAGGAGGTAAAAAGATTATTGTACAACTACCTGTTGGATCGTATGAACAAAAAACAGAAACGCTTGTAGATTTATTATATCCTAACCTAAAAACAACCAGAAGAAACAAGATGCTAAATATTATAAGAGGTAATGAAGGCGAAATCACGCTTAATAGATCTGAGCTTCCTTAATAATTTAATTAAATAAAAAATAACTATGTATATATACGACGGTTTTAAATACTCTGAAGAGGAAATAAAAAATGCTGCAGATAAAGCAGGTCTTTCTATAGAAGATTACACTAGTAAAAATGGAATTACTTTTGAAGACGAAGCGCAGGATTTTCCAACAAGCACTCCAGCGGATGCGGATGCAGTGCAGCAACCAATGACAGCATCACAAGCAGGTTTTACGGAATCACCCTCGGTAGATACTCCTTCGGAATCACTAGATCCTGAACCTAAAAGCAAAAAATTAATTGAGCTAGAGCAAAAATTAGAAAAAGCAAAGACTTTTAAAACAACAATGAAAGGTCAAATAATTGCAGACCTAAATGATGAAATTGAAATAGAAAAAAATTTAGCTACACCTGAGGGGAAACAAATAGCTAATGACTTTAATTCTTCTGTTACCGCTATCTTTAATACAAACATCCCTTACCAACTGGAGGAAGGGGTGGTTTTTAAAGATCCTATTGAAGGACAAAGCATGACGGAGTTAGATAAAAATCCTGAATGGAGAAATGCTTTAACAGATAAAATTACAGATAGTTACTATAGACTAAACCCTAGCCAGCCTGCCCCTGCAGAAAGTACTATAAACACTCTTGTAAACGCAAGAATAGACACTGAACTACAAAAAGAAAAACAAGAAATAGATGCAGAAAGAAGCAATGTAATTCAAGACCTGCGTGATAATAAAAGATACACAGCTACAGTGGAGTTAGGTGTAAAAGACTACTCAGAAAGTCTTTCACCTCAACAAAAGAATATAGCTGATATGAATTCTCGCGCAAAAAAGCTAAGAGATATAAAAGATAACGGTACCGCTTTGGAAGCAGCTAAAGCTTCGGAGGAGCTAAATAAATTATCTAAAGAAGCTAATGATGCTTTAAAAG